TGATGGTGGCTGGTCCGTTCTTTGCCTTGTTCTTGAGGTGCGCCACGTACTGGTCGACGTCAGCGGTCTTGATCGTGTCAAGCCCACGGTCATCGCCAAAGAACTCAAGCGCCTCCTCAGCCGTAGCTTTGGCCTTAGTTTCGTTTTTGCTGTTGGTCCAGCGCACTGCCATTGAAGTGTTCAATGCCATGCGCAAAGTCCAGCAGGCAGGGTCAGCTTGTTGTTGGTTTGCTACCCCGCTGCGCATATCGGCTTCGAGCTGAAGCCGCTTAATCCGTGCCTCGTCGTAGGTGTGGCAGGTGGCTGTGCGCCGCGTGCCGTTGACTTGGACATCCACCAACCAGCTGTTGCCGCGCTGACGGATGCCGTCCCTTTTGCCTGACATTGCAATTACTCCTTTCTTTGTGTTTTTAAGTTTTTTAGTCAACAAATAACCTTGTGCCTTGCCGTACACATTTACCGTGTACGGCAATATTGTGCCCATAAAATAACTGGTTGACAAAGGGATTTGGGGACAGAAAAGTTGTACAACGTATGTACAACTTATTCGTAAGCTTGGTAACCAGCTTCGTAGCCCAGGCGCAGTAACGCCCTGGTTGCAGGCTCAACCCTGGGAAACATCCGGTTGACCCATCTGTCAAACGATTGATCTAACCTTTCCTCCAGAGTTTCCTTTATTGGCGGGCGCTCCGGCAGGTAAGTCCAGTGGGTCACGTCAGGCATGTGCGAATTTGCGTAATAAGCAACATGCCATCCAACAGATCGGCTGTAGTACAACAAAAGGCCTTTTTCGTTGGCATCTTGCTTGCAGGGTTTTACATCTGCCAGCAGGTAGACATTCTCAGCGGGTAACTCGTCCATTGGACTTGAAGTGGGTTGCATTGGGGTAACGGTTTTTGGAAAATTGGAGAGCCTGGCTTTTGTTTTTTGCCAGGATTGTGGTGCGCATCACCCGGTTGCCCGGGAACATAACGTCGACAGACCAGAACTTTGCTCCGTGCTCCGACGTCCTGCTGATGCCTTCACCCAGGAGAGGCAGGGCCTCTTCCTTTGCCTGCTCAATAGCGGGCAGGATCTCTTTGGTGGGCTTTACCATCCCCTGTCCTGGTACTTGGCGTGCAGCCCTGTGTAGGTGCCCTTGAGTGGGTGTCCATTAGGCAGGTGCTTGCGTCCGTCAAGGAAATACAGGCGCTCAAGGCGATCTATGCGAGCCTCGTCCTCTTGGCGCCATTCCGGTTGGTAGGTCATAGGTCAATGGGTGTGGTTGGATTCACGCACTAGGCGGTCGGCCACCTCGTTGATGGCCAAGTAACAGATGCGTGCTTGTTCTTTGTCAGGTGCCCAGGTCCTGATCACGGCGGCCATCTCTTGCATGACAGCAGCCATGCGAGGGTGACCGTCGATCAAGGCATGCTGGTCTTCCCAGTAAGCCTTCATCAGCTTGGTGCACAACGAATCAGAAGGGGTTTGCATTGCGCCGTAAGCGGTCAGCAACAAGCGTGGCGTAACCGGCGATGTCGTCCCAGCTGTCCACGTAATTCGGGTCGCCGTTCAGGATCCGTCCAATTTTGTGGCAGATCATGTCCAACGCCTCCTCTTGATCGCACTTCAGCCTGCGATCCCTGTCGGCACAGAAGCTACGGATCACGTTCTTCAGCTGCATCGTTACCTCTGCGTGGGCGAAGAACTCCCCGTATCGCTTGCCGCGTTCAGTCAACAACTCCGTGATGCTGTTCATGCAGCGTCCTTTGGTGGTTGATTAAAGAAACGTGCTGCCTGCTGCCTGTCCTGCCTGCCACGTTCAGTGACCGTGAAGCCACCTGCTGCAGTACGCACCAGGTTTGCGTGTTGCAAGATGCCCAGCTGTTCGTTGACAGCATCAACAAACCAGGCCTGATCCCTTGTCAGGAACCTAGTTCTGCACTTGTCCATCAGCGCAGCGCGGTCAAGCGAGCTGGGAAATGCGTGGTACATGGCATTCAGCAGCTCGTTACGCAGCACTGCCATGGCGTGCGTGTCACTCATCGACGGTGTTGTGGGCAGTGGTGTGCCGTACATGCCAAAGTTCATAGCGATGTCCATGGTTTTTAGTAGCTGTGGCTTGGCTGAACTGACCAGTCGGGCAGATGATGCCCCGGCTGACTAATGCACGAGTCAGACCGCCCCATGCATTGGGATGGTGCGGCTGCACGCCGTGCTCAACGCAGGTTTTGCGCCATTGCTCAGCCAGCAACGTCTCACCCGCATGCAACGACTCAACCAGTACGCAGGCGCGGTCAACAAATACGTTGCCCGCACGTTCCAACACCAGCTGGATACCGGTGTCTCGTGCGCTGCGTGCCAAGGCCAGGTTAAACAGCGGCAGATCAGAGAAATCAACCATCGGGCTTGCTCTCCATCTGTCTGGCACCCCAGCGTGCAGCACGGGTTGCTACGTCGTTGATCCAGTAGACAAGCTCTGGGTCGCTTGATGCCTGGGCATCCCGCCACCATTCCTTCACCAGTTCAAGTGGTGGTGTGACTGCATGTGGATCAGTCATCTGCTTTGTCCTGGTACGTGGCCAACACATGGCGTGCAAAGGCCGCGGCAATGGTTGCGTTCTGTGCGTTAGGCACCACGGAGTAGCTGTCCTGCCACCAATCCCGATAGAGCTGGATCAGTTGCGTGTCAGTGAGTTCGGTTTTCATTGGGCTGTTGAAGTTGCGGGATGTTGGGGCTGAGTTGATTGGCTAGTGCACCCAGGGACCAAACGACAATGGCCCATGCGCACAAATCAGAAATGCTCTTGCTCATCAAGGTCCTCATACACGGTGCGTGCGCGGCCACACAACTCCCGGTCCTCCTCTGGTGTCCACCGCTTGGCTAGCTGCCGGATGTCGGCGGCCAGACAGCAGTGGCCGTCAGCAAACAGACGAAGAGATGCCTCAAGAAGAAGGCGGTGCGGTTGCTGCAAGGTGCGTGGCGGATCCGGCAGAGCATGCCGCCTTACCTGCCCATAGACCGCTGCTGTTCACGGTTTGTTGCAATCCTGTTCCGACAGCTGCGCGGCCAGACGTTGATAGGTCCGTTGGCACTGGCGTATGTCGGCACGGATGGCCCCGATCTGCCCGTTAATCTGCAGCAGCTGACGGCTGGCGCCGTCTTTGCCGAGTTGCCGAGTCAGTCGCTCGTGGGCCTCGTGGAGCTGGTGCAGGCGCACAGATAGCTGCGCCAGGTCTGATAGGTCTGCCATGGGTGGTGGGTGGGTAGTGGGCCCCATTGCTGGGGCCCGTGGTGGTGGGCTAGTCAGCCTGAGTGGCTGCCATTGCCTCGGCCTCTAGCTGCTTGACCGCTTCTTCAACGTTCAGCTCAGTGCCGGGCAAAGAGGGTTCACGATCGAAAAAGTAAAAGCGGACGCCTTCGGCCAGCAGCAGGCTCAGCATCTGGGATCTGCCGCGCATTTCTGCGTTGCTCACCAGCTGCAGAACCTTGGCCTGGGTTTCTGTGAGTTTCATGGTGCTGTGTGGTGGGTAGTGGGCCCCATTGCTGGGGCCCGTGGTGAATCAGTAGTAGTGAACCTCCCCATCCACAAATGAGTTAGGGTAACGGTTCTGGTATTGCTCAATGGCGTGCTCGCAATCCCGTCTGCTGAAATAGCAGCCAAGGTTTTGCCGCCTGATGTAGGCCGGAAAATTTTCGTCAGTGAACTTGCGGAACACCTGCCAAACCATGCGGCCTGGCTGGCGTGTTGGTGTGCTTGTCATGGTGTGTTCTGTGGTGGGTGGTTAATGGGCCCCATTGCTAGGGCCCGTGGTGGTCGTTACAGGGTGTGATGGTCTCGGGTTTGCATGTAGTGCAACACCTGCTCCTCTGTGATGGTTCGGCTTGCAACGGGCAGGCCTTGCTCGTAGGCCATGGCACACCAGCCGGTGTGTCCGATGGTGGTGCGCAGGAACTGCACGGAGCTGCCCGGGAACTGCACCCGGGAGACGTTTTGTAGGTCCATTGTGTTGTGTGGTGGGTGGTGCTGGAGAACCCAGCAGAGAGGCCCACAGGGGCCTCAGTGATGGGATCAGGGGCCCGGGTAGACCGTCATGGTGCGACGGTCGGGCAGGGTGTACCTGGGGCTTGCTAGGTCCTGGAGGATGACCGCCCAAGCCACCGTTGAGGCGACCAGGGCGAACGCTGCGGGTAGGTAGCGCATGGGTCAGGCCTTGTCGTAGCAATCAAACCACTCCCCTTCCTTGCGGGTGTTGGGGTCTTTGCAGTGCTCCTGCGCCTGTTCCAAGGTCAAACCACGCTTAACGATGCGGTCAACCCTCTGCAGGTGTGGTGCGTAGCAACGAATGATTTTGTAGGTGTCCATGGTGTGCGGTGTGGTGGGTGTGAGGGTGAGCCCCTCAGAGGGCCCCGTAGGGCCCTGGGAGAGGGTCAGCCGATAACGAACACCGCCTCGGGGTGGTGCTGCTCGGCCCAGAAGCACTGGACGCGACCCATGTCGCGCAAGTGAGCGTTGAGCCTGTCGACCTCGTCCTCGGCCTGTTGTTCGGTCAGGTGGCTGTAGTGCACGCTGACCTCGCCCCAGTGCCGGGAGTAGATCGCAAAGGTGCCGGTTGCCATGTGTCTAGGTGCGTGTGGTGGGCAGCAGTCAGCACGTGGCCGTCTGCTGTTCCCCCATCCTAGCCCCTACCGCTAGGGGCGCATCGTTTCGGACCTGCTGTTGCCTTGGTGCTCTGTGGTGCTCTCTGGTGTTGCCTGGTGTTGCCTGGTGTGGGGCGGCAAACAAGCAACACGCAGGCCCCCAGCTGCCGCCCTGCTGCAGTCTGCGGACGCCCCCCTGCCCGCCCTTGGGTTATGTAGTCCCCTGGGATCCCAGTTGTGCCAATGGGTTAGGGCCTGCTGTTGCGGCTGTTGTTGCAATGCACCCCCCCAGCCCCTGTCACAAATTGCCGGCAGGGCCCCTACGGGGGGTGATTGCGGCCAGGGGTGTACGCGTAAGCCCCTCACATTTTCGGAGCAAAAAAGCAAGCCTGGGTTACCAAGGACGACCAAGCGTTTAACAGGGTTTAACTAAGTACAACTTAGGTTGTATAGGGTACTTAGGTGTACCTAAGTGAACTATGTATTAGATATTAGGGAGTACTAAGGACCTAATACTTAATACACCTTGTATCTATAGTTCAAAGGGGTTAGAGCCCTACGGGAGTAGATCCAGCCGGTGCAGCAGAGCTGCACCTATAACCATGGTGAACCATAGTTAACTATGGTTACCCCTTCCCCCCCTTACCCCCCCTTCCCCTATTGCCCCTATTTCCCCCTATTCATTATTGCGCAGTACATGTGTTCTCGTCCCCAGTTGGCAGGTAAGGGGGTGATGGGGTTAGGGTGATGGGGTGCCTGTGGTGGGCACTGCTGAACAGGGAGGAGGGTTGCCGCTCTCCTCTCCACAAACCCAAAGGAGACAGCAGGAGGCCCCTATGGCCCGCAAGGACATCAACGAGCAGCTAGCTGACCTGCATGCAGGCTTGGCAATGCACCTGAAGGACAAGCTGGATGAGGGCACCATCACGGGCAGTGAGTTAAATGTCCTGCGGCAGTTCCTGAAGGACAACCAGATCAGTGCGCAGCCAGTAGAGGGCACGCCATTTGGTGACCTGGTGTCGTCCCTGCCTGATTTGGACAAGGTGGTGCACATGGCACCACGTCGTAAATCGGCTTGATGGCCACCAAGATCAACTGGCAACCACTACCGGAGCCTTTCAGCAGCGACTTTCGGTACTTCCTGGTGGTGGTGTGGCGGCATCTGCAGCTACCAGATCCCACACCCATCCAGTTGGACATTGCTGGGTACATGCAAGAGGGCCCCAGTCGTCGGGTGATCCAAGCCTTCCGAGGTGTGGGTAAGTCATGGATGGCCGCGGCCTATGCCCTATGGCTACTGCGCAACGACCCACAGAAAAAAATCATGGTGGTGTCGGCCTCCAAGACACGGGCTGATGACTTCGCCATGTTCTGCATCCGCCTGATCCGGGAGATGCCCCTGTTGCAATGCCTGGAACCAGACCGTGATGAACAACGGGCAGCCAGTAACCGGTTTGATGTACGGCCTGCTTTTCCTGATCAGTCACCGTCGTTGAAGTCAGTTGGCATCTTTGGTCAGCTCACCGGTAGCCGTGCTGACCTGATCCTTCCTGATGACGTAGAGACCCCTAACACCAGCTGGACTGTTGGCATGCGGGAAAAGCTGCTGGCTGCTGTCGGTGAGTTCCAGGCCATTCTCAAGCCCGGTGGGGACGTCATGTTCCTGGGCACGCCCCAGACTGAGGAGAGCCTGTACAACAAGCTGCAGTTACGGGGGTTCACAGCCCGTACATGGCCCGCTCGTTACCCCGAAAAGCCAGAGAAGTACGGCGAGGTCCTGGCACCAGTGATCCTGGAAGCGGACAAGGCTTTGGTCGGTAAGCCAACAGACCCGCGGCGGTTCTCCGAGATGGACCTCCTGGAACGGGAGACCAGCTACGGACGATCGGCCTTTGCCCTGCAGTTCCAACTAGACACCACCCTGTCAGACCTGATGCGCTTCCCGTTGCGCCTCAGTGACCTGATCGTGTTGGAGGTGTCAGACCATGCCCCAGAAAAGCTGGTGTGGTCCGGTGGGGCTGAATACCGCATCACTGACCTGCCAGCTGTTGGCTTCAGCGGTGACTTCTACCACCGTCCTGCCTTCATCCATGGCGATTGGTTGCCCTTCCAGGGCTGCGTCATGTTCATTGACCCCTCAGGTCGCGGTCAAGACGAAACCGCATACGCCATCGTCGCTCACCTCAACGGCAGCTTGTTCCTGCTAGAGGTTGGTGCTTACAAAGATGGCTACACCGATCAGGTGCTGGAAGGCTTGGCACAGGCTGCTAAGCGCCGCAAGGTCAACCTGATTCTCCTGGAGGACCAATTCGGCCAAGGCATGCTTGAGAACTTGCTCAAGCCCTACCTGCAGATCCATCACCCCTGCACCATCGAGCCCGTCAGGTCGAACGTGCAGAAGGAACGGCGGATCATTAACGCCCTTGAGCCCGTCATGAACCAGCACCGGCTCATCGTCAACCGCTCAGTCGTTGAAAGTGATGCCAAGGGACGGGAGGACGACGCCATTGAACGGCGCCTTAGCTACCAGCTCTTCCACCAGCTCACCCACATCACGGTGGACAGAGGCTGCTTGCAACACGATGACCGTCTGGATGCCGTGGCAGGTGCCGTTGAGTATTGGAACGAAAGCCTTGCCATCGACGAGGACCGGGCGATCAAAGAACGTAAAGCTGAGCTGTGGGATTTGGAGCTTGAGGCTTTCATAGGCAACATAGAAGGAGCCCTTGACGCCCAGTTGCTCGGTGTCCCTCTTACGAATCTTCCAAAGGCTCCTGCAAATGGCTCATGGATCTCCCTGCAAAGATGAGCCGGTGCGGCTAAAGGCTTACGTGATCCGTTTGCCAGGCGTGTTTATTAGCGTTGACGGCCACAAGGAGCGCGGATCCTTCCAAACCATTGTCATGGCACTCAGTGAGGACATGGCCTGGGACGTCGCTATCCAGCACGATGTCTGGGAACGGCTGCCGTTCAAGGTTTCCGACGTCCAAATCTTCCCTAAAGACCCCGTGTTGACCCATGGCAGCCATTAAGCTGACTGACGCGGCTAAGCACTACAAGGAGCTACCCCATCAGATAGCGGCCTGGAACGCCCTACAAGGCCTGTTGACCCCCGATCAGCTATCTGAGTTCGCTGAGGTCTATAGGGCGGCTCCTAGGCCCAAGGAGACGCCTTTCACGAACACTTGGGATGGCGTTACGACTCTTGCCCGTCAGGCTGGCGCCAAGTACCCCGAGCTGGTAGCAGCCCAATGGGCTCTTGAATCAGGCTGGGGCAAGCACTTTTCAGGCACCTGGAACGCATTTGGCCTCAAAGGCGTTGGTGCTGACGTTGAAACCAAGGAGTTCATCAACGGCAAGTGGGTCACCATCACCGCTGGCTTCATTAACTTCCCTGACCTGGCCACCTGCGTTCAGTACTTGGTTGACCGTTGGTACAAAGACTTCAGAAATTTCCGTGGTGTTAACCACGCTTGGACGCGCAATGCCGCAGCTAAACAGTTAGTCAACGAAGGCTACGCCACAGATCCGACCTACGCCGAAAAGCTTATTCGATTGATGGATGAGCAAGGGTCGCCTGTTGTTCAGGCACCAAAATTCACACCGACGTCACCGTTTTCTTTTCAGCTAACTCCCAACATCACCTACGGAGAGCTTGCTCTTCACTCTGAGGCACGTCGTTTCAAGTGGCAACACCAATGCGACACCGCCATAGTGCTTGCGCAGTATGCCCAAAAGGCCCGCACTCACTTCGGCAAGCCCGTTGTCATCACTTCCGGCTACAGGCCTCCCAAGATCAACGCTCAAGTTGGTGGTGCTGCCCGTTCTGAGCATCTCTACGACGCACCAGACACAGGTGCCATCGATTTCTACGTCGACGGCATGTCAGTAATAGAGCTACAGCGTTGGATGGACAAGCAATACCCGTATTCCCTTGGCTACGGCGCACCCAAGGGCTTTGTTCACATTGGCATCCGCCCTGGGCGGCCCCGTATTCGCTGGGATTACTAATGAAACGACTGTTGCCGCGGCCTGAATTGGCCAAGCTCATTGCCCTTGTGGAACAGCACAAGGACCAGGAGCCGTTCCTCCACCAATGGCTGACCATGGCCTATGAAGCTAACGGCGGATCCACGCTGTACCCGATGCACGAGGACGGTGCTATTGCAGGGCAGCATCACTTGCGCGATTTTGACTAAGCTGTAACTACCCGGAGCAACACCATGAAAAAAGGCGGCAAAGGCGGCAAAGGCGGCGGCAAGAAGGGGTATTGATTATGGCTCCTAAGAAAGGCCTCTACGCCAACATCCACGCCAAGCGCGAGCGCATTAAGGCCGGTTCTGGCGAAAGCATGCGCAAGCCAGGCGCTAAAGGCGCCCCTACGGCCAAGGCTTTCAAGGACTCAGCCAAAACAGCCAAGAAAAAGAAGTAGCCCTGGCGACGCGCAGGAAAAGGGCGGCAAAGCCGCCCGCCTAGCGGCCCCGGCTTCTGCGCAACAGCTGCAGGCCCTGGAACACCAGCTGGACAATGCTGTTGCTTTTCAGGCGGCTCATGCCAATTAGCTCACTGGCCGCGGCTACCACGATCCACGTGGCTGGGCTGTTGAGCACTGAGTCAATTCCTTCCATCTGAAACTCCTTGGTTGTGTGTTGTTGTACCGCGGGTGGCCGTGTAGGCCTCTGCCAGGTTATCCGCGGCTTCCTTTGCTAGCCATTTGGCGATGGCCGACTGCTGATGCCACGCAGCGTTCAGTATCTCCGCTGCTTGCATCAGGTTGTCCCATTGTTGCTCTTCGTAAAACGACTGCAGCAGCCGCTGTATTGACTCTTTGCGGAGAGCCAGCTCCAGCGGCATCTCCGTCAGGTTCACTGGTGCGGCACCTCAAGCCGTGCAACCCGCTGCTCAAGGTTGTTTAGGCGAGAGAAGGTCTCCCTGCGGTCCGCCTTGATGTCCACGTGCAGCTGCTCAAGGCGTGCTGCCACGTTGTCCACGCTGGCTGCAAGGCGGATAACGGCGTCTCGGCCTTCGCGGCTACGGGAACCTATGGACCCCATGCCCAAGGCGCCCACGGTGATCACCGCACCCGCAACCGCCGCCGCTACTTCGATCACTGGTCTTGTTCTTGTTCAGCCAAAGCGTATCGCGGACTGTCCAGACCCGCTTTAACGGCCCTGACCAATCCGCTTCTTGCGCCCAGGCTTTGCTTTTGTCCTTACAGAATTGCCGATGCTGGTTTTTTTGTAGCGAGCACGAGAGACATGCTCGACCTTTGCAGCACCGGTCTTGCTTTTAGCGACCATCAGCCCCAGGGGACGCCGCTAGCCTTGGTGGGCTCACGCTGTTCCGAGAGCTGGTTCAGCAGTGCTTGAGCAACCTCTTGCACTTTCTCTTCCCCAAGGGCTGCTTGCACCCAGCCCACCACGATTTCTTCAGTGAGGTCGGCGTAGGGAATCAGGGTCTCAGGGCGCTTAAAGCCAATCGAGCCGTAGGCGCCAGCACGGTAGGTGCCGTCCTCTACGTCCACGGTGTAGTGAGCGGTGTAGACAAACCCGTCAGCGGTTTCCCGCTCAAGGTTTGCAATCTTCCAGGTTGAGGTGGGGTTTTCAGCGGTCATTGGTTTGGTCGTGTCAGGTGGAAATTAAAGGATACGGGAGGCGTTGCCAACCTCCCGACTAGAAGTGAAGGGGACTACTGGGCTTTGAGAGCTGCTACTTCAGCTTCCAAAGTTTCCACCTTGCTAATCAGTTTTTGAATTGTGCCGTACATAGCAGCGTAAAGCTGGTCTGCATTTAAGTCTCGGCAATCTTCAATCACTTCTTCGCTGATCAGCTCGCCTTTTTCGATGCGTTCAGGCTGGGCAGGTGTAATTACATTACCATCACTGTCTAGTTCTTCTTCAACAACAGGAACAATTATTTCTTCAAAAACTTGATTATATTTCAACTCATAGACGCCAACAGACTTTGGAAACACTGCTTCTACGTCTTGAGCAATCCAACCAAGTTTATGGCGGTCGCGCACCTGTTGCTCAGTATAAACATCGTCTTTCCACTTAAAACGCTTAAGCGGAATGTTTTTAATAGCTTCATAGCAGATGTCAAGATCAGCTAATTCAATCTCCTCCTTGATGCGCTCATCAGAGACAATCGTCCAAGTATTTGTAGATGGCTTGCCAGCGGAATCTGTTGAAAGTTGTAACTGATGCGCAGGGCTCGTGGTGCCAATCCCTAGTCCAGTTGAGGTAAAACGCGCTCGCTCCGTGTTTGCCGTCCTAAACGCAATCCATCCACCGATAGGTGACCCGTTCCATCCAGAGTTTACGTCAATTTGAGTCAGGACACTTGCCGTGGTACCGGCTCGTATGGCTAACGCAGAGTTGTCAACGCCATCATTAGCATTGATTACAGCAGGGGAAGACTGACTGCCTGCAAAAGTCAGATTTCCGGGCAGATCGAGAAGTTGGCGTGGCGAACTAGTCCCCACGCCTACGAGGCCAGCGGAGGTGATGCGCAGGCGTTCGCTTACAGATCCACCACTTGCCGTAAATAACGCAATAGCGCCATTTCTGCTGCTTGTGTCACTAGCAAGCATTCTAATATTGGCGTAATCAGTTTCTTGGCCGGCTGCTGATACGCCTCTAAAATTAATAGAAACACCAGTATTGTTTGTGTTGCCTCGATTCAGCAACGCTAAAGGGGTTAACGTGCTGCCACTACCTGTTGTTTCAATGTTTAGACCGCCACTGTCAGTAGCTTGAATAGAGGAATTAATTCTTACCGACCCGTTTGCATCAACAAACAACCTGCCAGACCCAGCAGTGCTGATGGCTACGCTGTTTGCAACAGGTAGATAAACCCCGTTGGTTGGAACGCTGCTGTTAGTGGGGACCAAGCTGGCGCCTGCAACCGTGCCAGTGGTGGTGACGTTTTGGCTACCAAAGTCAGGACTGACCTTGGTGCCAGCAATAGCAGCAGAAGCATTGACATTGGCGTTGATTATGGTGCCGCCAAGGATCATCGTGCTGGTGACGGTGCCGGTGTCACCCACGGTCACAACGTTGTTGCCGCTTTTGGTGAGGGCACCACTAACGGCCACATTGCCGGCGCTGTCAATGGTCAACCGAGCCGTGCCACCTGTAGTTAAAGCCAGTTGATCCGCCCCTGGGCTTGTAATTCCAGTATTGGTGTCGCCAGATATAAATAGGCCAGGCAGCGCGCTTGTTCCAGCCGTCACACCCAGCGCACCTGTCATGGTGTCGCCGGACTTGCTCATCAAGTTGCCAGTAGCCGTAACGCCACCTTGCCAAGCTGCGCCGTTGTAGACACGCAACTCACCAACAGTGGTGTTAAAAACTAAATCGCCAGTGTCAAGGCTGGTTGATGGGTCCGTTGCAGCTACGCGATACCGAGCCGCAAAATCATTGACTGTGCCAAGGTTGCTAGCCACAGAATTAACGTTGGCAATGCTGCCCCCAACGGTGTTGACATTGGCAATACTGCCTGCAACGGTGTTGATGTTGGCAGCATTTCCAGCAACTGCCGTGACGTTGGCATTGTTAGTTGCAACCGTGGTTACGTTTGCGCTAATGCCAGCGACAGTGGTCACCTCCGTTGCCTTTGGCACCAGGCGGTGGAAGGTGTAGGTGTGCAGGGTGGCGGTAGTTTCCACCAACACCCCAAACCCAGCTTCCAGAACCGTATTGCCGCAGCCAGTAATGGTCACCACGTTGCCGCCAGAGCCACCGGCAATGGTCACCGTGCCGCTCGCAGGCGTCCGTGTAGTAACGATTTCCTTGATGCTGATAATGGTCCCTGTGCCATCTGGGTTGTTGATGTCCGGGTTGGTGGCAGGGAAGCTGGTCTCGTTGGCAATCGGTACAAAACCGCCAACATCGTCCACCAAATCAATGATTCTGGCGTCAATGGCTGCAGTAGTGGCAACAAAGCTGTCGCTACCGCTCCACCCCATCCCGCTGTTAATGGTTTCGCTGCTGTCCTGACGGAAGTACCGCAGGTCAGAGGCAGAGGTGGTGAAGAAACTGGTGTCGTTGGGAGAGACGCCAGCTACCTCAGCGTTGGTGACGACTGTGGCTGGGTTCAGTTTTGCGCTGGTGATTTCACCGTCCTTGATCTTGGCGACGGTGACGGCATCCGTTGCCAGCTTGGCTTCAGTGATGCTGGCGTCTGCCACCTTGGTGGTGGTGACAGCACTGTTGACGATCTTGGCTGTGCTGACGCTATCGGTGGCCAGCTTGGCCTCCGTAACGTTTGCGTTCAGGATCTTGGCCGTAGTAACTGCATCGGCTGCCAGCTTGGCCTCAGTTACGTTGGCGTCTGCCAGCTTGGCAGTGGTAACAGCTGCGTTAGCGATGTTGGCCGTCTGGCTTTGAAAGGCGTCGGTATATGCCTTTGTTGCTGCGTCATTGGCGGCAACGGGTGCGCCGACGTTGGTGATGCGCTGGTTGCCAGCTGACGGCAAACCTGTAGCTGCGTCAATACTGACGGTCTGCTTCAGGCTGTCGTCCAGCTCCTGCTCCAAAAACAAGTGCTGCAGGTTGCTGGTGTCCAGGTCACTGGCTACCAGCGTGGACCCATCAACAAAGTCAACCAAGGGGGTGTTAGCCGGTGTGAACCGGCGTACTTCCACCCTGGCCCCGTTTGCTGGCGCAGAGGCCAGTAGCACCGTGGTGTTGTTGACGTAGGTGTACGCCGTGTCGACGAAGTTGACAAGGACCTTAACGTGCTCCTTCCTGATGTACTGAAAGGGGATCGCGTACTGGGTCGTAGCCCCGTTGCCGGTGTAGACAGCGTAGGAGTAGGGCATCAGTTCAAAGCCTCGATAAAGGCACGAGGGTCAATCTCTTGACCGTATTTAAGCCGAAACTGGACGTCACGGTTAGCTCCTTCAGAGTAATCCTTGTTCTCCATCAGCCGCACGCCGTAAGGCCCTGTAAGGAAGGTCTCGCGGCCTAGCGCCAGGTACTTGCTAATCACGGTGTTCAAAGCAGCAACGCGCAGGCTTTTCACCTGCTCACTGGGTTCGCCCTGTGGGTTCTGCTGGTACAGGTCGCTCTTTATTTCTTCATCCAGTGCCTGCAGCAGCGTCCTGCCGAACTGATCGGGTGTACGGCTGATGGCCAGGATGTACTGCTCAAACTCAACAGGGCTCAAGCGGTTGTCCTTAATTGTCCCGCCATTGGTAAAGTCCGTGGACCTGGGCCCAACAAAGCCAGCGCCGCGGCCAGCAAGTTGACCCATCTCTCGCAGCACTGCTTCGCCAGGGTCACGCTTCAGCTGGAATGGCGACGCAGGGCTCAGCTGCAGCAACGACGCAAGCCACGGCTGATCAGCTGGCAGGAACGAATCACCCCACACGCCGCTCAGGATAACGGGATCTCCCGTAATCCAGTTGCGCTTGGGAGGTAGGGACTCAGACCACCCAGGGATCATGTTTTTAATTTCGCTTGCGGTTTCTTCAAACAACCGCATGGCCAAGTTGGGGTTGTTGCTGGGTTCAGGCTCTCGGGCAATAGGGTCGGCAAGGCGACGGCCAGCACGTAGTGCGCTGCTGCCAGGCAGGAAACTTGCCACTAGCCGCTCAAGGTAACGGGCGGTGGGGTGCCTGCGGTTAGGGCCAACGTCGGTCTCACCCAAGCCCATGGCCATTTCGTAAAGTTCCATAACACCCTGAAAATACGATTTATTTACTTGGCCAAGGCCTACTGCAGTTATGAAATCAATAATCATTGCTGAGCCCATGCGCTCACGGGCTTCCACGCTCACTTTGTTGGCAAGTTCTTGGTAGTCGCCCAAGCCTGCAAACAAAGACGCAAAAGGTTCTAACGTTCGCATGCTGATCCAATCGGTAAAGATTGGATTGCCGTTCTCGTCAGTTCCTGTGCGAAACCGCAGAGAATACGGCTGCTTACCTTCTTGCTCCAACCATTTGCGCCTTGCATCTGGGTTAACAGGGCCACCACCCGTGAACTGTATGCGGCCATGAGTTGCAGCAAGACTTAGCAGGGCGATAGCAGTGGCACCACCCGCTACTTCGCCATATGCCCGGTCACGGGTCATAGCATCTTCAGAAAAAACATCTCGCCACCACGTATCAACCAAAGGAGCCAGTGGCGTCTTGCGAGCTGCCGACTTAATAATATCTCCAGGAGTGCGGTTAAAGGGCTGCACTAAGGCAAACAAGGGGGCAAATTGCGAGTCCAGGCCTGTCTGCCACATTTTTGGAATTGCGCTAAAAGTACGTGCATAGAACGGCATGTTGTCGACGCGCTTGCCAAAAAAACCTTCAGGACCCTTATTTACATACTCCTCGGCGTAGGCCTTGGCTTCTGCATCTTTGAAGCCCTTGGCTTCGGCAATTTCCATGCCCCGCTGCATAGTGCGCGGCTCCATGCTTGCCCAGATGTCGTCGGTGAAGGTGGCCCACCTAGCCGCAGTTTGCGCATGGGGGCTATCCATGACGCCATCAAGAATGGTCTTGCCGTCAATTACAACGTCTTGCAGGCGGCGATCTACTGCAGCCTGCGCATAGTCCTGTGCAAACCGCCAAGCCTCCTTGCTGTTGTTAACAAGCCCTAGGCGGGCAGCGTGATCAAGGCCAGGTTGCAGGTTGCGCACGTATTCAAACGATTGGCCCACCAATGTTTTAAAAGCAGAGTCAACAGATACTTGCAAACGGCTGCTGAGATTAAGGGCTTGCCACATTCGCTTTTGCGCTATGGCCCAGTTGCTTCTGTCTTGCACCGCCACCCAAGGCAAGGTGTTCAAGTTCCATTCGCCTTTGGCAGCAGTATCAGTAAGTTCGGCATTGGCATCTTGCTTTGCCAAGCGGTCCAAGAAGTCCACCTGGCTGCGATCTAAGTCAAAAAGGCCGCGGCCTACTTTGAACGACTCGACGCCCATACGGATAGCGTTAGACAAGTTGCTGACGTATTGGCCGTAAATCATTAAATGCCGGCTAGCCCGCTGTGGGTTACCAGTCACTAATGCACCGTAAGCTTGCGTAAGCGGCAGTTCCACCGTGCGCAGGGCGCTGTTAATAAGGTTGCCCCACAAGGTGATGCCTGATGACAGCAGCTGGCTGGAGCGGTACAGCATCAAGCCCTCAGCCCCAAGGCTTACGCTTTTGTTCATCTTGGAATAAAAGCCTCGGCTAAAGCCAGGCGTAACGGCGCTGTACGCCATATTGGCGGCTAAAGCGTCTAGTTCCGCAAGCACCTTTGGGTTGTCAATTTGGCCGGTGATAATGGCTTGCTGCATTTCAGGGCTGATCTTGGCGCCAATGGTGTCAGCAATTAGCTCTTCTTGATCCTTAGCCAGCTCTTTTTCAAAGTCAGCGCCAATGCTCTTGCCAGGTTGCACCACCTCAACATCGACCACAGCAGTAGCTGCGTCGCCGTCCTTGAACGGAACAGAGCCAGGCTCAGGCCGTGGTATTTGGGTGCTACGCAGCAGCTGACCCAAGGGTCTAGTGACAGACTCAAAGGCACGGTTGGCACGATCCTGCTTAGCTGCGTTGACCATAAGCTCGGCAAATAACTGAGCCCTGTCAGCACTTTCGTCAACGGCGCTGTTTAACCAGCGAAAAGCAGCAGTGCCTCCCTCTAAATTACTAGCGTCAACTTGCAAGGCGGCTGCACGCAAGGCAACTAGGTTTTCTTTGTAAGCCGACAGCGGGCCGCTCAGGCGCTTCAAGTTTTCAAATACTGCTTCGGTGCTGTAGTTGTTCTTTGCAAGCCATGCAGCTGTCTCACTGGCAATTTGCTCGTCAGTCATTGTCCGAATGCCGGTGGCATCAACCCGACTTACCAAGTCGCTCCAAGACCGGTAGCCCTCAACCATGGCCTGTGGCTGGACAGGTTGATACGTGGTGGCACCAGAGGGCGACTCAATCTTCTGGATGTTGTTGGCCAGCAGATCGTCAATAGTCATCTCACCGGCATCAATAGCTGCACGGTTGGCTTGGATTTGCTCTGCAAAGCGACGTGCCCATTCGTCATCTGGCACAGGTGCCTGGACAAGCGTGGGGGGCGCAGGGGGCGCAGGGGGCGCAGGGGGCTCATCCGGTGAGCCTGTGCCGTACTTCTGAGCTAGTTGCTTGTCTCGCAGGGCAATGCGCTGCTCTGGCGACAAGTCCACAAAGGCCCTTGCAAGCAGGTCATCTAGCTGCTGGATTTCCTGTTGAGTGGGGCTAGCGGCAGTTGCAGCTGCAGGAGGCGCAGAGGGCATTGCAGCCGCTTCGGCCTCAATGGCATCACGTTGGGCGTAGTAGTCGTTGTAGGCCTTGAGCTGAGCCTCGTATGTCTCGCGGGCAGCAGCGTCTACATCTGTAACCACACCAAAGCCTTGAGGATCGGCTTGCTGTTCCGGGCGAGTGACCTGCGGTGGCGTGGGCAGTTCAGGCTCAGGGCCCAAAGCTGCAATGCGAGCTTGGATGTCAGGTGGCGTTACTGCTTGCTCAGGAGCAGCAGCTGCGGAAGGAACTGCTGCATCGGTTGCCGGAACGGCTGCCTCGTCAGCTACACGGGCTACAGGTGCAACAGCTTGAGGCGTTACGGCCTGGTCAAGCGGGGCAGCTGCAGGAGCAACCGGTGCTTGTTCTGCAGGCAATTCATCAGCAGCTTTTTTAAACTTGTCAGCCAACTTGATCATTGACCTGCGGGTGGCTGCAGAAACTCCATCAACGCCGCCTTGCAAAGGCGGTGCGTAATCGCTGCGAATGCTTTGCTCTAACGCTTCCAGCTGTGGCCGTGTCAGTCCTTGTTTTAGATCAATTCCCATTTCCCCCATAAGGGAGGAGTTTGACGTTTCCAGCTCAAAACGCTGGGTAGCAGTGAGCTTGACTTGCGCTCGCGGCTCAGGTGCAGCCGCTGCAGGGGGTACTGCGGCCTCTGTCGCTAAGACAGCAGCCTCGTCAGCCGCACGGGCAACAGGTGCGGCAGCCGGGCTAGGAACCTCAACGCCTCTTCCAATGTCTTGTAGGGCGCTAACGGCACGTACTTGTTCTGCAGCAGCAGTGCCCTGCTGCGTCATGACCTGCTTTAGGTCGTTAGCCGCTTCAGCTGCGACAGCAGCAGCAGCAGGCCTTTCTTCAGGCGTTGCGTTACGCAGGCGTTCCACGTACTTGCCTGCGCGGAAAGCCCGCATCAGGAACTCGACAGTGGAGCCAACAAACACGCCTTCTACGGCGTTCTTAAGACGGCCCTGGACGCCAACGTCACCAGGCTTGGACTTGAGGTAGTCAAAGAAAGGAACCTCTAGCGGAGTGCCTGTGACCTCTGTTTTAAGCTTGTCGGCCAGGTCATACAGGCGACCTTCGTTTTGGTCAAAGCCAGCAAAGTCAATTAACGCACCAGTCGCTGCGCCTTTGCCCACCAGGTTGCTTGCTACGGCCTCAGCACCACCAGCGGCGATAGTTGCAGGCTTTTGCAGTCTTGGTGCCAGCTTGGCGATCTGCGCAGCCTTAGCGGTTTGGTATGCATCACCCGCTTTGTCAGCGACCTTTACGACTCGCGCTGCACCAGGCAGTGCCTTAAGGCCAGCACCCGCAAGGCTTACAGCTTTAGTGGCAGGGAAAAATTCAATAGCTACCTGAGCAATGCCAGTGGCTAGGTCCTCAGCAGGGCCGCTGCTTTTTGCCTTAGCCAGAGGCGGCAAGAATCCCAGGAAGGGTGCATCTGGCATCTCCTTGCTGGTGGGTTTAATAGCCGTATCACCAAGTGCAGCAGGAAGGTCAGCTGTTACAAGGTCGCTGGCCTCTTGCAAAAAATTGCGGGCTGCATTGGAGATGACCCGCAGCGTTGCCTTGTTAGGGCTTGGCCCTTCAAGAGACCGCATGTATGCCTTACTACTTGCTCCAAAGGCCTCAGGGATACTGCGACCACGTTGCAGCTCACTAATGCCTGTACCTATGGAGCTGCCGCCTGCCTGCAGCAGAAGGCTTATGGGGTTGTTGTCAATGAAATCAAGCAAAGGATTGGCGTTTGACTGCTGAGGCTTGGCAGCAGGCTTGGCAGCAGGCTTAGCAGCAGCCCTTGGCGGGGCAACGTATACCTCCCGAACCTCGCCGGTCTGCGGATCCTTAATCTGTTGATATGGCATGGCTTAGTTGCGATTGGAGAGGTAAGCCCGACGAGCCTCCTGTAAGGCTGCGCGAACTCTTGCTGCCGGTACACTGGCCATATTGCCAGCACTGTCGTTGTCGTACAGGCCGCGGCCACCAGGGCCTTCTAATGACGCCCATTCACTAGCAATGTCTAGGTGAGCGGCGTTGATGTCGTTGCTCTTGCCACGAATGTAATCAGCAAGGGCAGGTCGCTTAGTGCCAAGCACTAATGCCATTGCCATGGCGTTTTGATTGGCCGGTGTCATTAGTGCATTAGGTGACAATCCAGCTTCTCTACGTGCCCTGGCAAGTACGCCTGGTGTGAATTGATAGGCGCCAACTGCAAACACACGGTTGCGCTTTTGCATGTCCTCAACCACGCCAATAGGCAGAGCAGTCAAGTTAGGAATTGGATTGCTGTCACCAGCACGGCCACGGTTCACGCTGTTCCAACCGCCTTCACCGCTGCGGAGCACTCCCAGCAAACCTCCCATGCCACCGGTCACAGCTATTGGTTGAGTTGTTGCCGCAGCCGCAGGGGGCACAAAGGCATCAAGCACGGTGCTGGCAAATTTCAGACCAAGCGTTTGCGCTATTGGCAGGTAGCGGTTGGTAGGCATCATGGCCAAGCCACCACTGCCTGTCGGGGCTTGTGACACCAGGTCACCGCCATCAAGCTCTTGCAGGCGTTTTTGTGTTTCGTCGTCTAGGGGAATGCCATGCAACTGCATTTGCCTGGTAAAAAACGCGCTGGGCTTTAGGCCGGTGCGGCGAATGATTTGCCGTGTTGCATTGTCCAGAGGCTTACCAGCAAGGATTGAATCCAGCTGGTCGCCCATGCGTTTCTTGTCGTAAAGAGGTTCTGTCTCAGCGCGACGACGCAGCGTTGCGTTTTGCGAAGCTCCCCTTGAACCACCCCGGCCTTGCAAGCCTTGAATGATGGTTTCGGGTGTGGCGCCAGGCGGGGCTTGTCGTTGTTGCTGAGGCAAGGACTTGCTGAGCGCATTGCCGTATAAGTCGCCTAGCTGTCTTGTGAGGTCTTGGCCTGGGGTCTTCCGAATTAAGTCATCGCCTGATCTGTACAAGTTGCCCAGCGTTTCATACAGCTCCCTAGCTTCTTTTGGAGTAAAAGTGGCACCACCGTCTGAGCTGCCGCGAGCGTATTGAGCTTCAAGGCGTGTCTTTAAGTCATTTTGCAAACCACGTAAAACTTGATAGTTGGCTTTGTTGCCTTCCCGGTTGCGGCTTTCTTGATTAGCCAGAAAACCTTTAGCGGCGCTAAAGCTGATTTGCCCTGATTCTTGCAATTGCTTAATGCGTTGCGTAAAATCAGCATTGGTGTTTTGCGCCATCTCAGCCCACAGGTTTATTGCATTTTTTTCTTGCACTGGCTGCACGTAACCAGTATTGATTCCTGAGGTGTGCTTTTTAACGGCCTCTTCATAAGCCAAAGCCTTGCTTGGATCATTGGCGTAAAACTGACGGCCACGAGCTAGCAAGATTTCTTCCGTGGCTTCAATCTTGGCAGGATCTGCCAGGACCTCTGGTGTAAAAGCATTTGCAATGTCAACCCTTACTTGTTCCTGTGCCTCACGGCTATCAA